CTGCGGAGCAGACCGTAGTGGAGGCCGGTACCTATGTGACAGGGGATATCAAGGTCGCGGCGGTGGAGAGCGGCAGCACAGGCGGCGGTGATATGGACATCCTGATCGACAAATCCCTGACCGCCGTGGAAAGCAGCGCGGCAAAGGTGGGACAGTACGCCTTTTACGGCTGCAGCAAAATGGAGACTGCCAGCTTTCCGGAAGCAACGGATATTCTGACCCATGCCTTTGATATGTGCACCACCTTAAATACGGTGTACGCGCCCAAGGTCGAATCCATTGCGTCCTATGCGTTCAACCAGTGCTTTGGTATGGACACGGTGGAGTTACCGGCTCTGGAAGGTGCGATCTCCAGCAATGCCTTTTACAACTGCTCCATGACCAGAGCGGATTTTGGCGCGCCTACCAGCATTGCTTCCAGTGCCTTTGGCCGATGCTCCAAAATGACGGCGCTGATTTTGCGAACGGACAGTCTGGTCACCCTGTCCGCCACCTCGGCGTTTACATCCTCTGCCATTGCCAACGGTACGGGCTATGTCTATGTGCCTTCCGCGCTGGTGGATACCTATAAGGCGGCCACCAACTGGAGTACCTATGCCGGTCAGATTCGTGCCATTGAAGACTATCCGGAGATCACAGGAGGGTAATATGGGAATTGTAACGGAGTATTATATGACGAGAGCCGACGGCGTGGTGCTGAACCGGACCTATTCCGATGCTGGAAAGCTGATCCGCCGGGAGGCGGTGACATATGAGGAGGCCATCGATCCGGCGGCGCTGGAGCGGGTCTATACGGAGACGGAAACGGACATCCAGCTGACCGACGCCGAGGCGCTGGACGCGCTGCGGGAGGTGCTGGCATGACGAAGGGAGAACTGATCGGTCTGAAACACAAGGTCCTGCGGAGAAAGGAGAAGTCTGCGGACATGGATGTGCTGGTGACGGCGATTCTGGCGCTGCCCTACGGTCAGGTGAAGAAGCTGCTGTCCGAGGATGTGCTGGCGGTGCTGGCGAAGTACGGCTATACGGAGGACGGACAGTGACGGAAACGGTGATCGTGGGTTTGCTGTCTCTGGTGGGGACGCTGGGCGGCTCGTTGGGCGGCATTCTGGTGGCCAACAAGCTGGTGAATTTCCGTCTGGAGCAGCTGGAACAGAAGGTGCAGCAGCACAACCGACTGGTGGAACGGACCTACCGTCTGGAAGGGCAGATGCAGGAATGCAGCCATGAGATCCAGGACCTGAAACGCTTCCATCAGCCGTAAAACAGGCAGATAGACCCGTAGGGGCGACCTTTGGTCGCCCGTCGGGGTTGCAGAAGTGTCGGTACACGGGCGACCAAAGGTCGCCCCTACGGGACTTTCGTAACATGGACAGAGATACTATATAAATAAGGAGATGGCATATGAACAACTGGAAAATTTGGTGCAAGGCGGCAGGGGTGAGAGCTGTGAAGACGGTGGCGCAGGCAGCTTTGGGCGTCATCGGCACCAGCGCCGCCATGGGTGAGGTCAACTGGCTGCTGGTGGGCAGCTCGGCGCTGCTGGCGGGGATCGTGTCCCTCATCACCAGTCTGGCCGGTCTGCCGGAGGTGCAGGCGTGATCATTCCCTGTGACCGCCGCAATTACGGCGGCATTCGGCAGGAAATTCGCTACATCGTCATCCACTATACCGCCGGAAAGGGCGATACGGCACGGGACAACGGCCTGTATTTTTCCCAAAACGCCGTGGGCGCGTCTGCCCACTGGTTCGTGGACGACACAGACCGTGTCCTCTCCGTGCCGGAGGATCAGGTGGCGTGGCACTGCGGCGGCAGCTATGTCCATCCGGACTGCCGCAACAGCAATTCCATCGGCGTGGAGCTGTGCAGCCGGTGGGACGGGGACTACTATTTTTCCCCTGAGACCGTGGCCAATGCCGCCGGTCTTGTGCGGGAACTGATGAAAGCATACGACATTCCCGTGGCGCGTGTTCTGCGGCACTATGATGTCACGGGCAAAAAATGTCCGGCTCCCTTTGTGGAAGCCGGTCCGTGGAATGATTTTTTGGAGGCGCTGATGCGGTACGAAACCTTGGAACAGGTGCCCCATTGGGCACAGGCGACCGTCGGAAAGCTCATGGAGACACAGGTGCTTCAGGGCGACGGTCAGAGTCTGGATCTGAGCCATGACATGGTTCGGATGCTGGTGATGCTGGATCGGGCAGGGGTCTTTGGCTGAAGGCCCGATACAGCCGGAAAAAGTCCTGCAGCTCCATGGTGATCTTCCAGGAGCTGCGGTTGGTGCGGTGGGCCAGAACGGGAATCCGATCGCCGCTTTCTTCGGCGGCCTGTTGGAGATCCCGTTCCAGACGGGTACGTTCTGCCCGCCGCACGGACACATGGATGCCGGGAAGGCCGCGGCAGTCCAGCTGACCTTTGGTGCAGCGGACTGCCGTGTAGCCCTGTTCCCGGCATTTTTTTGCGAATTCCAGCCTGCCGCGGCAGGCTTTTTGTGCGGCGTTCAGGGACATTTGGCGATCTCCTCCCGCAAAAATGCCACAGTCTCGTCCCAGGAGCGGACAAAAATCTCGTGGAAACGGGGGCATTTGTAGGTCTCCGATGTGGCGCAGACGGCAGATTTGTCACAGCCGTCACAGGGATCTCGCATGGGTCGTGGTCTGTTCATAGAGGTCCTCCTTGCATAGATTTGGAATTTCCTCGTAGGGGCGGCCCCATGTGGCCGCCCGTGCGAGTTGACGGATGGATTATTCTTCGTTATTGACAATGGCGGCGCAGAGATAGGCGGCGGCATCGTCCAGCGGGCGGTTTCGCAGGTGGTCTGCGAGGCAGTCGGGGCAGATGAGGCCGTAGGGCAGCGACAGCAGCTCCGGCGGCCTTCGGTAACACAGGCAGCAGATCATACCGCCTGCTCCCATTGGGCCAGGATCTCCTGAATCTTCGGCCGCAGCATGGGATTTTGCAGCTTGCCGGACAGATACAGGGAGACATAGGAAGGGGAATACCCCAATTCCGCCGCCAGCTGCCGCTGGGTCCTGTGAAGCCGGCGCAGCTTCATCTGAATGGTCGCGCCGTAGGTGTATCTTGCCATGTGATCGCTCCTTTCTTATGTACCGTTAGTGGGACAACAGGTGGTGTATCCTTGCAATATCCCACAGGCCGTTGTCTGTTGCAAAAAAATTGAAAAAGATGTTGATATTCTTAAACGAATGTGGTAGCATATACCCATGGATGTTGAAATCCGTTGACATTGTGTTTATAAATATCAACAACATGCCCTTAGTATAGCTTATAAACATAAACATGTCAACACCTTTTTGTTTAGAAAGTTAAACGCCTCTGCCAATGAAAAATGAAGGGTGCTGCGAATATGTTTTATGATGTGTATTGCGCGCTGTGCGAACAGCGAAATCTGACCCCCAGCGGCGCCGCGGCGAAGATCGGCTTCAACCGCGCCAGTGTCACCGTCTGGAAGACCAAGGGCAGCACGCCCAGACAGGAGCTTCTGGTGAAGATCGCCGACTTTTTCGGCGTGTCCACGGACTATCTGCTGGGCAAAGAAAAAACGCCCACCGAGGTCGGTGCGCGTGTGGTCAGCGATGACGAATTGAAATTTGCCCTGTGGGGCGACTGCCGCGAGATGAGCGACGCGGATCTGGCCGATGTGCGCCGGTATGCCGCCTTCGTTCGGGAAAGGAAAAAGGAGCAGAAATGAAATCGTTGGAGGAGTTCTACCGGTTTGCTGAAAAACAGAATATCACGGTAGATCACTTCCCGCTGCGGACAAGGGAGGCCCTGTCCATCATGGACGAGGACGGGCGGTGCTTTGTGGCCATCGATCCCGCGCGGATTCGTGACGAAGCCGACGGACGAGCCAAGCTGGCTCACGAGCTGGGCCACTGTGTCACCGGCGCCTTCTACAACCGCTATTCCGACTACGACAACCGCCAGCGCCACGAAAACAAGGCCGACAAATGGGCCGTCTGCGCCATCGTCACGGAAGACGAGCTGGATGAAGCCGTGGCAGAGGGCTGCGTGACCCTCTGGGAGCTGGCCGAGCACTTCGGCGTGCCGGAGCCGTTTATGAAAAAG